GCTGCAATGGATGCACGGACAAGACTTTGATTTATCAAAAGCTCAAGTCAAAGTGCACCGCGCCCGCCTGCGCAAGCTGGGAATTGACATTGCCACCAAGTGCAACGTCAGCAAATTCAGCCCGATATTCGTCACCGCTCGCCGTGAAGTTAAGTCGAATATTGCCACTCCGCCGAGCTGGTATGAAATGCCGCGCATTTTGAGGGCTGTAGCATGAAAACTAAACATGCCCATATTATCGAGTCTATGCGCCTTCCATCCATTCCCGTTGTTTTTTCTAAGCGTGAAACTGAGGCTTCCCCTGTGATTACAACCATCAATGGCCGCATCGGTGAAAATATGACCATGAACAGATATTGCCCTTGCTGCCATCTGCTGATTTTGCGTAACAGTGACGAATATTGCCACCGCCAAACCTGTATTGATATTCGTTTAGCTGCTGAACGTCAGCGCCACATTAATGAGCACGGTAAATTCATACTTCAATATGAAACGTTTGATGCCATTACTGAGGTGTTGCGATTCGACGACGAAGGCGAGTGTTATTATCACGCTGATTTAATCCGCGAACAGGTCTGTGACTTGTTTGTTATTAACCCCGACGGTTCAACCGTCTCACTCCGCCAATAAGGTGAATTGATATGAAAGTGACATTTATCGGAGCGACTCGCCGCAAAGGCAACGCCAAGGCCAGTGGCAAGCCATACGACATGTGTATGTTTTTTTATGGTACTCCTGTCGAATCAGTATCTAACCCGAATATGCAGTATTATGGCTATGGTCATGAGACTCGCGAAATGGAACTTGACCCCGCTGCTCTTGACCAGTTCAAGGATGTGAAGCTAGGTCAAGAAATTGATGTTGCCGTTGAGCCTAAGCCTTCCAATCCCCGATTCACTTGGGTTGTTGGCTTAAATTTTTCTGGCGGCATTGCTGCTGCTAAATCTCCAGCTATAGAAAAATCTGTGGCTGAAGGTAAATTCTGATGGGCTGTCTACTTGTATCTGAATTGGGTGAACTCTCTGTCACAGGGGATGACATTGCCACCTGCACGGGGTATGTGCTCGTGACATCGGACCAATATCGGTCACAAGTAGGCGCACTGTCGGAATTTGATAAAGACCTTGCTAATGAATATCTCGGTTTCATGTTGTTGACCTTCTTTGCTGGTCACAGCTTGGGTCGAATTGTTCGCTGGCTTGGTAGACGTTAATTTCACAAAAGGAAATGTGTTATGAAAATCATCAATCAAGTTCGTAAGTATGCTGCCCCGGTAGCTGTTGTCACCTCCGCTGTAGTCGCCTCCTCCTCTGCGTTCGCTGTGGATATCGCGACTGAGTTCGCCGCTGCCAAAACTCAGGCTGAAGGCAACATTGATCTCGTCGTTGTCGGCGTGGTCGCTCTGGCCCTGCTGACCTTCGGTGTGGGTGCGCTGCTCTCCTGGGCACGTAAGTAATGTTCCCGGGCCTCCTGTGGGCCCTTGGCATAGGCCTCTGTTTCGTTCTGGGCTTTACGTCAGGGGTCTATTCCGGTTAACACGAGGGGGCGGGGAAACCCGCCTTTTTTTTATGAAATGGATCTTCGCCCTCCTTTTTTTATTTTCATTCAATTCATTTGCTATTGAATCCACTCCTTCTGATTTTAATTATACATATAACTCTACTGCTATTGGTTCTTGTTACTTTGGTGGTACCCTTAGAAACTCTAGTGTTACTTTTTCTCAGTGCGAATCTTTATTGCAGGGTCTTGTTGTTGGTTTTATAAGGTTTGACCCTTGGGTTAAATCCATTAATGCAAACAATCAATTGTATATGGAATCAACTATCTTTTTTAATTTAACTAATTCTAAAGTTGTTGCATGGTCAACCTTGCAATATTCGAAAACATATATTTGCCCGCCATCGGGTAAGCCTGAATATTCTATTGGACCAGTTGTTATTGATGGTTCTAATGTTTGTCAAACTGCCCCAAAAGTTTGTTTAATGGGCGCTATTGTTCGTGTCGCGTCTGATGGCAAGGAAACGTGTGTTTCTAATTGCTCTGCTGCTTCTGGTTTAATTAAAACCTCTCAGTTTTATTATCAGGCTGGCCCTGATGTGGGTTCTACAGCTGGACAGGTTCAATGTTATGGCCAATGTGCCGTGCAGACTTCGGGTGGATACACTCAGTTATCCAATGGCTCTTATGCGGGCACCTTCGCATTTACCGGTGCCAACTGTCCTGTTATTCGTCCAGAGCCCACTGTTGATTCTGAGTTAAACACGGGCGGTAATGGTGATGCCACTACTGTGGATGAATCTACTACGTCTGAGGGTACTGATAATGCCCTGGGAGAGCTTTCTGGTGCTGCCTCCTCTGCTACTGGCTCTCAGGTGCAACCTTCTGCCACTGGCCCTGATGGCACTTCTACGCTCAATGATGTAGCTCAGACGGTTGCTGATGCGGCCAATGCTCAAATCCAAGCTAACTCCTCCCAGAACGTGGCTACCGGAAACCTGATAGCGAACACCACAAAGGATCTACAGAACACCATTATCAGAACGGGTAGTGCCGGTGCTTCTTCCGTGCTCCAGGCACAAGGCAATTCCAAACTCGATGGCATTGGCTCTGCTATTGGTGAAGGTAATGGCAAGCTCGATGGTATTAAGTCCACTCTTGATGAAATTTCAGACAAGTTAGATGAACCGGGTGAAGAAACGCCTTTCGTTCCCGGTGCTGGTTCTGGTGCATTCTGGGAAGGTATTTTGCCTGAATCCTCGTTCACGGAAATCAAAGATAAACAGGCCCAGTCTATTCAAGGCATAAAGGATCTCGCGGCTGAATTTCAAGCCTCAATCCAAATGACCGATTTGTCTGCTTCAGGAAATCCTGATGAGTGGGTTTTGAATATGCATGGTACGGCTATGTCGTTCGGTATGGGGGCGTTTCAAATGATACTTGACATGGGCCTAGCGGCTGTTGTCCTTCTTCTTTGTGCGCTGTATGCGGTTTATATCATCGCGAATAGGAAATGAATTATGATAACGGAATTCATAAATTGGTTGTCGGGGATGATGGTCGATATTCATTCTTTCTTTACGGATGGTATCCCTTACATTATTTCCAGAACCCTCGCATACGTGGTTGAGATTGGCCTTTATCTCAAGATAGAGGGCGAGCTGATGATGATTAAGATTGGTTACTCTATCGCCCAACAAATCCTCCAGGATTTCAACATATCTGGCATTCTTCAACCGCTCATGAGTTCGTTACCATCTTCTATACAGTGGTTTTTATTTCAATCAGGCGCGGTTGATGGCATGAATATGATACTTCATGCCATTGTTACTCGTTTTGCTCTGAACTTCCTGGGGTGGTGATATGGCCGTCGTCATTCGTCATGGGCCCAATGGCTCTTATAAGTCAGCATCCGCTGTTTGGTATGACTTGCTCCCGGCCCTTCGTCAGGGGCGTATATGTATCACTAACCTTGAGGGGTGTTATCCCCTTGAGGATATTGAAAATCGCCTTGGTGAGAAGTTTCCAGACTCTACCCGCCTCTACCGTATCAACATCATCCACGATGACGCTTTGCGCCTCTGGCGGCGCTGGTTTCACTGGGCCCCTGTCGGCTCGTTTCTTCTCATGGACGAAGTTCAGGATATTTACCCTGACAAGTCATGGAAGGAATCCGACTTGGATTACCAGCCGATTGAGACCTATAAAGACCAATTACCTCCCGGCTTAATTGAGGACTATTATGCGGCTCTTGATGCTTGTAAGCCTGAACAATTTGAATCCTGTGACTATGATGATACAGGTTCATTATTATTTGATGATAACGGTCGCGTTATTTACCCAAAAACGTTGAATGGTGCTTTTAAACGCCATCGCAAATTTAACTGGGATATTGTCTGCGTTACTCCAGATATTAATGATATTGCTCCTATGGTTCGTGGTTGCGCTGAATTAGCCAAGGCGCAATCGAATAAGGATTCTTTTTTTTGGTTTAAGCGTAAACCGAGGATATATGAACATAACCCGCGCTCGAATGGTGTCCCCGCTGCGAATTCTCCGGTTTATCGTGAGAAAGTACCGTTGGCGGCGTTCCTTCTCTACAAATCAACCCAGACCGGCAAACACACCAAGTCGGGTCAATCTAAGGGCCCTTTCAGTTCACCCGTCTTTTATTTTTATGCGTTACTTATTGTTGTCTTTGGTGGGTTTGCTCTCTACAACTTTTCTGAAGCCGATAAGCTCAATTCTGAAATTAACGGTCAGTCGCCTGTGGCAGCTCCTGAAACGGATCTCGGTGTGGTTGTTCAAGGTAGTTCGCGCCCTGCTGGTGATGTGGGCACTAGTGGCACTCACAAGGTATCTTCTAGTAAGCCTGTTTTTGTGAACCCCTATAACGCCAAGGCCGTCTATGTGACTGGCTCCGCCCTGGACACCCAGGGCAATGGTGTGGTCACGTTCTCGCTCTACACTAACGACGGCACGGAGTATCACACCAATAACGATGAACTCTTGTCAATGGGCTATGCCGTTCGTTTCAAGCGTTACTGTCAGGCTGAGCTTTTCAACATCGACACCGGTCAATCGGTGATTGTTTACTGTGAACCCTCCAAATATGTCGAACCCAAGACCCCTACGCTGTCCGCTCCTGCGTTGTTGAACCCCTTCACTACCACTGACAAGGATGAGGGGGGCGGGAAGGAGGAGGGAGCGATCTAGCGGACGACGACGTACCGCCCACCAAGTAAAAAAAATATCGGTAACTGTTACCGATATTTCCTTGCGTTTTTGGTAACAGTGACCGATAATGTAATTACGGTAACAGTTACCACAAACAAAAGGAATTTCTCATGAATAACTCCGTTCGCTTTCTTCAAGTTGTGACCGATTCTAACCTGTCCTGGTTTTCCTTTTCATTGGGAACTAATTTCCCCATCATGCGAGAAACTAAGGCATATTGGATAATCAATATTCTTGGCGATGTTGAGAAAAAGGTGATGAAATCAACATTTCGCCTTGCTGGCTACAAGGATTCCCCCCTGTTTGCTGTTTACGAGCCCCAGCCTTTACCCTTGGGCGACAATGACACCCTCCCCATTGTCATCGCGCCGATTCCCGTTCGCCGCCGTGGTCGCCCGGCTACTGGAAAGGCTCTTTCCCCAGCTGAAAAACAGGCTCGTTATCGTGCCCGCCAAGCCGAAAAAAAGGTAACTGTTACTTTTAATCGTGAGGATGTTCCCGCGCTCAAGCTGTTACTTGCCAATCCTAATCCTGCGCTCGATGTGCATCAGGTAACGCTTGACCGCTTGGTTGCCGCATTGTTTGACGCTGCCATAGAACAGGGGCGCTAGCCCCTATAAGGCGCTCCCGTTACGTCAAATGGGATGACGTAGCCGAACGCCGGAACGCGCCCATGTAGACCCGAGGTGGGGACCCCCCCCTTCCTGCCAAACAGGTCTTTACTGCCTCGGTAGAACGTCCACCTTCTGGATCCTCCTGTCGCAGACAAACGACATTCACGGGCAGCATTCTTTTGAAGTAAAAGACCCCGCCGTGGGGCAGGGTCTTTTGGGGTTGTCGAAGTCCGGGGTTCTGTGACACCCGGACTTTGGTATGGTAACCCGTACTAACCAGGTTCCTTGGTGGGTCTTTTTCCTTTCATGTCTCTTACAGCCTCGCTCAGGTACTCGTCAAAAAGGTAAAAGGCGACTTCTGTCCACTTAACGGACTTTCCCGTGTCATAACTGACCTCTATTGCCGCTTTTTCTAGCATGAGTTTCCTTTTTTCTGAAACTCTTAGCGATGTATACCTCTTTTCCATCTTACCCGCCATTTTCACTTGTATGACCGGATATTAGACCACAATCATGTTTTTTACCTAAATCCGCTTGCATACATTAATGCTGTGTACTACGTTTTATCTCATAACTACTTTAACGCATGTATGCACGGGTTCATTGATGTTTTTCGATTGGCTGGCCATAGAACAGGATTTCGGCTTTCAGCTCCCACTACTTGATGGGAATGCTTATGCCCGTCTTGTGGTTGAGGAGGGGGAGATTGTGGAAACCGGTGCCGTTTGTTCGCCAGCCTTCGCTTACAAGGGCTCTTTTTGCGACCTTGTACACTTGCGCGTTAGTGGTTCAACCATTCGTATGTGGGGCAATCCTTCCAGGTGGGGCCGTCTCGATAACTTGTGGGGCCTGCCTACCATAGATTCCTGCGTGGCCGTCTATAACGGGATCCTTCGTGATATATATGGTCACTGTGACCATATTCCACAGTTCACAAAATGCACTCAGGTGTTTTATGGGCAAGGTACTGCTTGTGAACACATTGGTGCAGATGGTGCGATTATTCGCGAGTTTCACCTAACCGAAAATGTGACGGTTGGTGCAGGTAATGAGCGGGATTATATCAGTGGGTTATCAACGCTGCGTTATCGTAATTCGCATCCCAGGCTTCACACAAATGGTAATTCAGTTGATTGGCTTTCAAAGGCTGGCAATGCCGCTCTGATATATCCGACCGTTTACATTAAGGGTCGCGAAATGGAGATTCATTCCATCGGCAAAATTTCTCGTAATTTCGGTGATGTTTCCGACGAAATGGAACACATTAAATATCTTATCTCCTATTGTGATGCGGTCGGCCTTGTTCGTTTTGAACAGAAATTTAAAAGTCGTTATATTCAGAGAAATAATATGCAGTATTGGGGATTGTCTGACCATTCCCCGCTTAAACTGTTGATGGAAGATTTCACCAATATTGACCAAAAATTGAGCTTGACTAGCATGGACTTTGAAACAATATCTGAGCGTCTTGTGACGCTGGGCATCGTGGATAACACCCGCGCCGCCAATACTACCGCCCTTTATGCGCTGCAATGGATGCACGGACAAGACTTTGATTTATCAAAAGCTCAAGTCAAAGTGCACCGCGCCCGCCTGCGCAAGCTGGGAATTGACATTGCCACCAAGTGCAACGTCAGCAAATTCAGCCC